TTTTGATAGCGCATCGAGGAATGCAAAGAGCTTTTTCTCCTTCTTAAGAATCTTCTTACCTCTATAGATATCGAACTCAATAACTTGCCTAATCTTGTTTGGTAGTTCAAGGAGCACATCTTTTTTCAACCTTCGAAGCATAATAGTAGATCTAAGCTTCTGTTGTAGTTCAGCCAAATTAGAAGATCCTGAAAAATCCCACCCGAAACCATTGTGGTGGCCATTGCAATACCTCTTTCCAAACTTAAAGCTATCGGGAAATCCAGTAGGAAGTAAATAGTTAAGCAATGTATATATTTCTTCAGGTCTATTTAGTATTGGTGTACCCGTTAACGCCATTACTCTATGCGCTCTTATAGGTGGAATAATCCATTGCCCTCTTCTACGCGGCATCTTCTCGCCTATAATCTCTTTGGTTCTTTGCGCTTTACTGTTCTTAAGATAATGGCACTCATCCAATATCAATACATCATACTCTTCTGAATGAATCGCTACCGAATGCTTTTTCAATATATCGTAATTTATAATCGATGGCTTAATCTCTAATGTTGAAAACTTATCCCACTCTCTCGCCCAATTTATCTTTAAAGAAGCGGGGCAAACGATTAAAACATTTCTTGGCTTAACAACATTACAAACTGTTATTGCTTGAATTGTTTTACCGAGTCCCATTTCATCGGCAATAAGACATCTATTTGTCTGGAGGATATAACTAATACCAGCTTTCTGAAAGGCGAATAAGGAGCCACTCGCCAACGGGTATGAGTCGCTAGAGTATGTCGCTTTACTGGCCTTGGATTTATACGCTTCATACGAAATCTTTTGATCTATTAGTTCGGTTGGTTCTATATACTGTTTTATCTTGGCAGCTACCGAAGCAAACGGTGTTAGCCATACTCTATGCTTTGGATCATAGGTAAAGCCCGCTCGCTTCGGTATACTGTTTTCGCTTACCAAACATTCTAATACGAATAAGTTTTCATGTTCAAGCAAAATCATTGAATCCCTTTTTAGCAAACATTTATTTATTATCGTGGAAGCATCTAAACAAAAGGATTATTGTATGTCAAACTTTTTATTAATTATTTATTTTTTAAAATGACGCTTTGTTACTTGCACGGTTATCTAATTAATGCTCTCATCATCGTTCACCAAATAACTAACTAAAGGATAAGAATGAAAAAAGACTATTGGAGGCCTGGAGAGAAGGCCGAGTTTAGCCGAATTGCGGGTATAGACAATGCTATAGTGAGTAAGGTCCTACACCGATTGATAGGCGTTACAAAGTTTAAAGCTTTTAGGTTTGAAGCAGCAGCAAAAGCAATGGGAAAAGATATACCTTTTATTGATTGGCTCTTTAACGCGACAACAAAGCATCCCGCTTTCTACGGAGAACGGAATAAATATGAGTTAGGACTAATTAACCAAGCAAAAAAGTTAACTAAAAAATAAGAAGCGGGGGGAACCGATGGAACAATTTAATACGCCCGTGGATGGAGCGTTATTTCTTTTTGATGGTGGGCTTAAAGTTTTTCCAATTCAAGCGGGTAGCAAAATGCCGCCTAAAGGTCTGCACTGGAAAGATTGGAGCGTTCAAGCTTCAAGACAAAGCATAGAGACATATGCAGCAGAAAATCCAAATTGTAATTGGGCCGTGGATTGTGGCGCAAGTAATCTGATGGTTCTTGATATTGATGTGAAAGAAGATGTAAACGGATTCGACTCTCTAAAAGACCTACCAACAATAGAAGACACTTTTGAAGTTACGACACCATCAAAAGGTAAGCATTTATATTATGTAGGTAAAAGTAAAACAAGTGTAGGTGAAGTGGGCAAAGGCCTGGACACTCGTTCCAATGGGGGGTATGTCATTTCCCCTGGTTCAAGAGATGCAAAAGGGATTCCGTATCTAATATCTAGCAATCGCCCACTTGCTAATATGCCTACGTGGATTCACACCAAATTACAAGAAAAAAAGCAAAAATCTGAGATGCACCTCAATACCGATGACTTTCTGGAAAGCTTTGAAGAGGGAAATAGGAATAAGAACTTTACAAAGTTAGCTGGCCATCTTAGGGCAATTGGCCTCGATAAAGATCTCATGCTCCTAGCAATGATGGAGGTTAATAGTCGTATATCTAACCCGCTACCAGAAAAAGAGCTAGAAATAATATCTTGGAGTATGAGTAAAAAAGCTCCAGGGAATGCACTCGCTACGGCAAAAGCTATTTCGGACTTCGCGCAAGTAGTTCCTGGTGAAGTGATACAGTTTCATAACTTTCAAGATGTGAATATAAAAGCGATCCCACCTGTGAAGTGGATACTTAAAAACCAATTCATAAGCGGCTTAGTATCTATCCTAGTCTCTCCAGGTGGTCTAGGTAAATCTCTCCTATCCCTTTTGCAAGCTGTCTCGGTGAGTACAGGCATAGAGCTTTCTGGGGATAAAGTAAGTACCCAAGGAAGAGTGTGGATACACAATGCAGAGGATGGCAAGCACGATCTAGAAAGAAGACTAGCAGCTATATCTATTCACCATAATGTAGACCAAAAACTTTTCAACAACATTACATATACAACGGGATTATCCTATAAAATCAATCTAGCTTCATCCGATAGAAAAGGAGTTGTAAAGAACGAACCGGAGATAGAAAGAATAAAGCAGATGATAAAGGATAATGGCATTGTATTGTGGTTAATCGATCCATTTATAAGGATGCATCGGGTAGATGAAAACAGCAATGAAGAGATGGACGTTATTATGGAAATCTTAACGGATATCGCGCAACATACCAAATGCGCAATAGGAATCGTACATCATACCAATAAATCAGGAGGGCAAAACGGGGGCGACGCAAACGCTTCTCGTGGAGCTTCGGCAGTAGTAAATGCAACACGAATTGCTACAACACTCGGAAAGATGAAAGCAGAAGAAGCAAGCAATTTGAGGGAAGAGGGTGAGTTCAAAACGATCCCGCCCGAAAATGCGTTTTGGTACATAAGAGCAGACAATGCAAAGGCCAATTTTCAGAGTCCTAGAGATCAAGTGAGATGGTACAAAAAGATTCCGGTACAACTCCCAAATGGCGAAGAGGTGGGATGCCTACAATTGGTTAAGCTATACAACGCAGACGAGATAAATAAAGAGAAGAGTAAAGTGGTAATGGAGGATGCCTTTAGACAGTCAATAGATACCTTGATGTCAAAAATAAAGAAGATGACTTTGAATAAACTAGCAACATCTATGATTGGTAATGAGCAGATAAGTAACCTACTAAACCAACAAAACAGAAAAACACTAAAAACTAAAATACAGAAGTATATAGAAGAAAAAGGTAATAAAGCAGTTGATGGTCATATACTGAAACTAAGTAATTGTCCTATGACTAACCACCTTACCGTAACAAGAGAAGCAAAAGAAGAAGAAGAAAGCTTTTTGGCATAACGCCAAATTAAATATCGATAGGAGATATATAGTGAAAGAGGTAAAAATAGTAACAGAAACATACGTTGATGGGGTTAAAGCTAAATCTATTACAGAAACATATGTGCCTAAGAATGTTGAAGGTGCAAAGTATGAGCTTACTTATGATGAAATAAGATTACATATACTAGGAGTAATTGAAGACAAGCGATTAGATGTGCCTGAAGTTATTTCTAGGCTTCGTCGATTGAATAAGCACTTTAATACTATCGGTGATCTGGTTCTCGCTGTTAAAGTAGTAAACGCGGTTAAGGGTGGCGCTGTTATGGGTGATTGGAAACTGGACGCGCATGCTGTTAGCGCTCAAGGGTACACAGAAGTAACTTACATACATAAAGATAGGATATGAGTACGCGCGGATACAGCGCAAGGGTAGCGCAATGACAGCGTATAACTTTAGCGGTGAGCAGCTCGTGTCGGTCTTATGCAGCGTGCGTTCAAAAGTTCAAACGTGTTTTTCCGTTGTAACATCCCGGAAGTGTTGATTGACGCAGGTGGCGTTCACCGTGTTTTTAAAAGACTGAACCTTTCGCTGTGTCACAAAATTGTAACACCTTGAAAGTGTTGAGTTGATGCAGGTGGCGTTCAAAAGTTCAAAAGTTCACCCCTAAGGGGGTTGTATCGTTTGAACTTCAACTCCCCAAAAGGTTTGATTGCGGCGGAACGGAAGCCGCATATATAGAACAGCGTAATTGGTATAGCGCTTATTAGCGCAAAGGAGATATAGCGTGAGACTATTGGCAATTGATCCAGGTACAACGGAAAGCGCGTATGTGCTGTTTGATCTAGATGAGCGTAGGTTAATAAACTTTGGTAAGATAGCTAACGCGGATATGGTATGCGTGATTAAAGATGCTCGCTACAATCGAATAGCTATCGAGATGATCAAGTCATACGGGAATGCAATGGGTGATAGTATCCTGATGACATGTGTATGGATTGGCCGCTTTATACAATCAGCTACAGATACACCGATTGACCTTATCCCCAGGAAGACCATTGTCACTGCTCTGTGTAATAACCCCAGAGCAACGGATACCCATGTAAGGGCAGCATTGGTCGATATATACACGACAGACCTTTCCCCTGCCATTGGTACTAAAAAATCTCCAGGACAGCTCTACGGTGTCAAAAAAGACGTCTGGGCAGCACTTGCGCTAGCAACCGTATGGAAAGAAGTCTTTGACAGCATCTTAAATTAGCTGATACGAACAATAGTCGGTAAAAATTACCGACATAACAAAAAGGGATTCAGAATATGGACGATTACAAAAGAGAAGAGGGCGAAAGAGCGCCAACGGATAAAGACCAGGATGCAGCGAGGGAGAGACTCTTCAACAAATTTATGGATGCCTCTGCACATATGGTATTCACCGGATTAACCAATCTAGAAAAAGCAGCAGGCGCAGAGATAGAAAATCTAAGCGTAAATGTAGATCTTGGTAACGGTCGAACACTTGGCATCTACATTGCCAACGAAGGAGAAAAGTAATGTCACACAGAGAACAAGTTGAATATTGTAAGCAAGTAAAGTCCTTCATGACAGAACATTTCGTGGATAAAGCTGTACTCGATTGTGGCTCTCTAGATATAAACGGCTCTAATCGGTACCTATTTGATCGATGTGAGTACATTGGCGTAGATCTTGGTAATGGTGACAATGTAGATATTGTGTCGCCTATACACGAACTGGACTTCTCTGATGAGACATTCGATACAATCATATCTACAGAATGTTTTGAGCACGACAAGCATTTCGTTGATTCGCTTAAGAACATTGTGCGCATGTTGAAACCAGATGGGCTATTCCTATTCACTTGCGCGACTACTGGTAGACATGAGCATGGAACAACTCGAACAAGTCCACAGGATGCACCATTCACCAACGACTATTACAGAAATCTAACCGAAGCTGATATCAGAAGCGCTATTCCTATCGATGATATTTTTGACGAAAGCTTGTTCACAACACTAGATACAACGCACGATCTACAGTTCTGGGGAATAAAGAAATGAATAAATATAAAACAACATTTGGCTGCGCAGAGATACAGAAGGTTGAAGTAGTTAGAGAGACAAAGACGATGGTATTCTTTAACTCGACTATTGGTAGATCATTGAGAGGCGAGAAGAAGCGTACAGAGTTTTCGCAGTATCATGACACCTGGGATCTAGCTAAGAAGTGGTTAATAACAAAATCAGAGTATGACAGAGACAACGCGCTTGAAGTTCTTAGATGCACTGAAAAATTCTACAACGACGCTAGAGCGCTAGTAGAAGAGGTAGAGTGATGGGAGAAGATACGAGATGCGAGATATCAGGCGCAAAGATACCTAAAAAGTGTTGTGAGAATTGCAAATATTTGTTTCAAGTGGATCATGTGATCTGCGATATTCTTGTGACATCTACGTTGCAAGCAAAGGATTTTTTCTGCGCTGAACATAAATTTAAGGATGATGAGGAATGAGTGAATTAACTTTCTTAGCTGCTACAATTGCGTATTCATAATTGGTAAGATATAAATATATTTCTAGTATAACCCACGCAGGGGATCTAGAAGTGAACAACGACTTGTGAAGCGCTAAATATCGGAGGTCTTGCACTGACCGAGAAAGGCGCTTCTTCTTTTATCTGGAGATTGCTGAAGTGTAAACAGGCGGGAGCGCTATTCAACAGATACCCGTATGCCTTGGTTAGATTCCAAGATCTCCTGACCAACTACCGAAACATTCTATAGTTTACACCAACGCTTAAGTATATTATGCTTTACGTTGGGGGAACTAATGCAGAAATCTAAATATGACGAAGTAAGCCTAAAGCAAGTAATGGAGCTGGCCAAGAACGGTTTAACCGAAAGGCAGATAGCGCTTGAAATTGGCGTATCTCAAAAGACTATATCAGTCTGGAAATTAAAATATACAGAATTCAGAGATGTACTTGAGACATGGAAGTATGATGCCGATCGAAAGGTAGAGCGCTCCCTCTTTGAAAGAGCTACAGGTTATGACCATTGGGAAGAAAGAATCTTCTGCAACAAAGACGGAATTGTAACTAGAGTAGAAACGATCAAGCATTACCCTCCAGATGTAAAGGCCTGTATGTATTGGCTAAACAATAGGCAGAAAGATATATGGGCAAACCGACAAGAGACTGTCATTAGTGGAACCACAGGACTAGCGGAAAAGATTGCAGAGGCGCGAGAGCGTTCAGGCAAAAAAGAGGTAGAGGTTAAAGCAGATGCAGAATTCTTACAGTAAATCTTTAGAGATGATAGCAGAAGACTTAGCAGAGTTTCGCTTTGATCCACTTGGCTATGTGATGTGGGCGTTCCCCTGGGGCAAAGGTTCATTAGTTGGTTTTGACGGCCCTCGTGAATGGCAGAAAGAGGAGCTAATTGCTATTGGTGAGATGGCAAAAGAGAGAAACTTTGACGGTTTTAATCCAGTTGAGCCAATACAAGAATCGGTTGCTAGTGGTCACGGTATCGGAAAATCTGCGCTTACTGCTTGGATAATTAAATGGATAATGGACACAAGACCTTACGCAAAAGGAGTTGTCACAGCAAATACAAGTGACCAATTACGAACAAAGACCTGGGCAGAACTTGGTAAGTGGCATGGAATGTCTGTTACCGAAGCATTATTTGAGTACAGATCCTCAAAGGGTAATATGAATCTTACAGCTATTGAAGCTCCTGAACAATGGCGCTGTGATGCTATGACCAGTAGAGAAGAAAACTCTGAAGCCTTTGCGGGTTTACACTCGGTATCCTCAACTCCTTTTTACATATTTGATGAAGCAAGCGCGATACCTGAAAAAATATTTGAAGTAGCTCAAGGTGGGCTAACAGATGGTGAACCTATGTGGTTTCTGTTTGGTAATCCTACCAGGAACACCGGATTTTTCCGTAGAACTTTTGGAAATCTTAAGCATCGATGGAGAAACCGACGAATCGACTCAAGATCAGTCGAAGGAACCAACAAAGATTTAATGGATCGATGGGTAGAAGATTATGGAGAAGATTCAGACTTTGTACGAGTCCGAGTTAAAGGCCAACACCCAAGAGCAGCAGTTTGTCAGCTGATCCCTAATGATTTAGTTGAGGCAGCGATGAAGCAGAAACTTCATTCAAGTAAATATAGCTTTGCACCAAGAATACTTGGCGTAGATGTTGCATGGTATGGCGACGATCGTAATGCTATCTGGATGCGTCAAGGGCTACATGCTACCCTACTTTGGCAAGGCAGAGAGATCGACTCAATAGATATAGCGGGAATCGTTGCGCAGTACGAAGATCAATATAATACAGACGCGACAATGATTGATGCGGGAATGGGCAACGGAGTAATAGACCAATTACGTCGGTTAGGTAGAGATCCCATTGTAGTTTATTTTGGTGGAAAGTCGCTAAGACCGGACTGCTTGAACAAACGCGCGCAAATGTGGACGGATATGAGGGATTGGCTTAAAGAATTCCCCGACATACCAGATGACTCGGATATTTCGGATGACTTGACAAGTCCAGAATATCACATGACACTAAAAGGACAAATCCAACTTGAGCGCAAGGAAGATATGAAAAAGCGGGGATTGTCAAGCCCTGACCTTGGCGATGGTTTAGCGCTTACATTTGCGGAACCTGTCTACAAGTTGTCACGAATCGAGAAACTATCAGGCAAAGCGAACAAAGCAGAAACAGAATATAAAGTTTTATAGGAGTAAGCAAATGTGTGATCCGGTAACAATGGCAAATATAACAGGAACAGCGGCAGCATTATACAGCTCAAATGCCAATGCTCCAACTTCTGGCCCTGGAATGTTAAGTCAACCACAGCCACAGCAACAACCTAACCCATATCCAACTTATCAAGAGTTACCACCTAGAGGAATACAAGCTCCTCCAAGTGGAAATGCAAATCCATATTTCACACAAGCTCAGCAGCCTGCTCCTGCTAGACCAACTCAAGCAGCGGGATACTCGCAGCCAGTTACTAGAGCGCTTCCTCAACCCGCTACTACTCCAACAAGAGCAAAGACAGCGGCACCAGGACAAGTAAAAAGAGCAAAGACAGCGGCACCACAGAAAGTGAAGACAGCTAAGAAAGCTCCCGCTCTTAAAGTAAAGAAAGCGAAAGAAGAAGGACGTAGAAAGTCTTTGATTGGGGGGTAATATATGTGTAGCCCACAGATAGTTAGTAATCTAACTGGAAGCTCTAATGCTTCTACGCCACTAGCTGCTAATACGGCAGCAGGCGCGCCCGCTCAAGATGTTTTATACAATGGCCCACGAAGAAACAAAGGGTGGGACGGTGACGGTGGAGACTCAGATAGAGATAGCGATTATGGAGACTTTGCCGACGGTGGCGGTGCTAGAGATGGTGGCGACGGTGGGGGAAGTGATGCTCCTGATATAGACAATGATCGAGATTCTGCAAGTGATAGAACCGGAATTGATTATAATCGTGATGATGCCGCTCAACAACCAACACTAAACTATATAGCAGAGGATCCTAATATCGCAGTTCCTCCAGATTGGTTGATAGAACAAGGGCGTCTAGAAGATCTAGAAAAGAACAAAGTGGGCGCAGCGGTAAAGGCTAGATTCGACGAAGACGAAAGAGTGAAAAGGTTTAGGGGTTTTGGCTCTACAATTCTAACAGGTGGTCAAGGAATTACAACTCCCGCAAACAGTAGACAGCTATCACTAATAGGAAGTTAAACTATGCAAACAGATAAGAGAATTCCAAAATTTCGTGCAAGGTTCAAGAGATTGAGGGATAAACAAACCTCTTGGCGTTCGCATTGGAAAGAAATAGCAGACTATACAACACCTAGAAAGGGTGAATATCTGCATGACCTTGAGGGCATGACAGAAGAAGAGCAAGGGAGCTTAAGAAACGACAAGATTATAAATAGTGTTGGTGCAGAAGCTACCCGTATTCTAGCTTCTGGGATGCAGGGCGGCATGACTAGCCCGGCCAGACCTTGGTTTATTTTGGCACTTGAGAATAGAGACTTGATGGAGTTTACACCTGTAAAGCAATGGCTAACAGACGTAAGAGATATCATTCTAAGAATATATGCAAAGAGTAATTTCTACGGATCGATGCATAGTAATTATTCCGAACTCGGTAATTTTGGAGTAGCAGCGCAATTGCAGGAAGAAGATTTCCAGACAGTAGCGCGATTTCGCCCGTTCACAGTGGGCGAGTACATGCTAACCTTAGATGCTCAATACAGATCTTCCGGGCTGTATAGGCATTTCTCTCTAAGCACTGAGCAGATGGTAGATGAATTTGGTAAAGATAATGTTAGTGAAGCGGTTACGAGCGCTTTCCTAGCAGACAACCTTGATGCACGTTTCAAGGTCAACCATATTATTGAGCCAAATGAATCTATCATCAATGATAAAGCTGGCCCTAGAGGAATGGAATACACCTCTCTATATTTTGAAGATGCGGGAGATCCAGAAGCATATTTAAGAGAAAAAGGCTACGAAAGTAAACCGTTTATTGCTCCAAGATGGGACGTAAACGGGACGCAAACATATGGCAGTTCTCCTGGAATGGAGTCATTAGGCGACAATAAAATGTTGCAGAAGATGGAAGAGAAATCACTAAAGGCGGTTGACAAGCAGGTTGATCCACCTATGAATGCTCATCCATCACTTAAAGGTAAAGGCGGGTCGATAGTACCAGGACATATGAACTATGTTAATGCTCCACAAGGGCAAGTCGGCTTTGCTCCTACCTATCAGGTTAACCTCAATATACAACAGCTAGAAGAGAAGATTAGGCAGACTGAACAACGTATCAAGAATGCTTACTTCAATAATATTTTCCTAATGATCGCTAATGATAACAGGAGCAACACAACTGCTTTTGAAATTGCTAAGCGATATCAAGAAAAAATGATGATTTTAGGGCCAGTTATTAACAGGATTCAATCCGAGTCACATGATCCAACGATAGAGAGAACTTATGAAATTGGTACTAGACTTGGCATCTTCCCTGAACCACCTGAAGAGTTACAAGGCCATGAGATTAAGATTGAGTATGTCTCCATTCTGGCACAAGCGCAGAAGATGGTGGGATCTACCGCTATCGAGCAGACAGCTAGTTTCATCGGAAATCTTGGCTCAGTAAATCCCGCAGCACTTGATAAGCTTAATGTTGACGAAACGATAAATATGTATGCAGATCTAACGGGCGCACCTCCAAGAATGATTAGAGGAGATGAAGAAGTTCAGCAGATTAGA